AATTCTAATGCCACGCATTTTAAATCCTGCGGGTAGGTTGGAGAGCGTACCCGCATCCAATAATTGACGAAGAGCTGCTGTTGCAGTTCTAGACAGACCACCAATCATATGGATGAGACCGAAACCATAGAATCCTAGTCCAGGTAAAAATTTAAAATGGACAAAATATTGGATCTTTTCTTTTTTCGGATCTCCAATTTCATAATTTCTTTTAATAGATAAAACTTCTCTAGTAGCTACTTCTACCGTTACGATGTAAGGAATTTTTATTCCTGATGGTTCACCTGTTTGCGGATCTTGATCTTCAAAGCCTTCTAAATCTAAATCTACATGACATTCTAATAAAGTATAAATATCATCATCTTTGGATTTTCTTTGACCTTCAAGTTCTCTTTCTTTTTTCTCAACTTCATTTTCTTGATAGCCAGGTGTGCCTAATTCTATATCTCTATAGAAACCACTGACTTGTTGTTTTCTTAATTCGTTTTTAGAAACTTTTACCCTATGGATGATTGCTTCCGCATCTTCTAATGAGGTAGCAGAATACGGAACAATTAAATCATCCGCGGGAACAAACTTTGATGCAGCTCTTCCTTCAAGTTCATCATAATAAACTTTTTTAAATGCTGAACCTGCAAGAGGTAAGTAGAAAAGCATTTGATCAAAGTCGGGCTCATAGTCTTTCATTTTTTCCATGAGCTCGTAATTCATATAATCTTTAACACGTTCTGCTTGTCGTGTTTTTTCTTCATTCGGTGCACCGATAACTTGTGTTCTTACCGGTCCATCAGCTGGTAATAATTCTTTGTAAGCTAAAGCTTGGAACTGTGTTACTGCCTCTGCAAGAACTGGGTGTGTTGCACCACTTGCTCCTTGAAAAGGTTCTGTTCGCATATCATATTTAAAACCTAATAAATCTAATCCTGTAGTATAAGATTTAGACCATTCTTTTCTAGACGCATCATAGTCCATAAATTTTTGTGTAAGATCTGCACCAAGTTCACTTAAAACTTCGTCGGGTAAAAATTCTGCTAAGTTTGCATAATGTTCATCACCACCTTCAGGTGATGCTGCGTTAGGATCAAAATCAACTGTAACCGAACCGTCTTCTTCTTCCTCTATTTCAACAGGTCCTTTTTTAGAAGATTCAATTGCTACTTCTTTTTCAAAAGCTTCTGTTACTTCTTCTTGTCCGGGTATATTAACTTCTTGTCTAGGCTCGTTTGGTAAAGCCTTGTCTATCTTGTCTGCCATTTCTTTTCTCCAATCGTACAGTTTTAACAGTATTATAATTAATTTTCAACCCTTGTGGTGTGGGACCTGATCTTGGTGGCAGCAGATCAGTTTTAGGATATTTACTCGACTTTTGTTTTTTCACCTATTTCCTCTAATATTTCATCTATACTTGATTCTTCTATTCCTTCATCCACGTCTTTTAATTTGCCCTCCATATCAGGTCTGGCCGTAAGTTCTTCATATTCGCTTATTACTCCATCTTCATCAGCACCACTTTTATATCTCATAGATTCTTCTGTATATCCATAATCACCCATGTCATTTGTTTTTGTGATTATGGTTTCATTAGGATCGCCAAAAGCCCCTTCTCTTAATTCATAATTTTTATATCTAGTAGTTCGTTCAACTCTAGGATCTACAAGTGCCTCGTCACTCATGACTCCTTTTGATTTTATAGTATTATATAGTTTCCAAAAATAATCTGGCACACCAGATTCGGCTACCTTATCTGCAACTTTTTGTACTGCGGGTTGTCCAAATTTAGCTATGTCAAAAAATCTACCAATAATAGGTAATGATGCTAATCCTCCTAAAATTTTTATAGTTTTTCTCTTAGTAGGATCCTCTGGTCCGTCCGCATATCCTACACGCATTAATCCACCGTCGGCAGCGCCAGCAACCATTGCTTTAAAAGAAAAACCTTCACGTTCTTTTCGAAGAGCCTCTCTTTCATCTGGATCCATGTCCTCTAATTGTTTTATTCTTTTGTAAGCGTCTTTAGTTAAACCTGCTGCCGTAATAACGGCACCTGCTGGTGTGAAAACTCTAGCGGCTTTAAAAAATGGATTAGCTGCTACCTTGCCTATCTGGCTCAGGATTCCGGGACCACCAGTGGCTACTTTGCCTACTGTTCTTCTTGCAAGTTCAGGAAATAATAATTCAACTCCTACTTCTTTATCGATCACTGCGTCAGGAACTGACTTACCTTCTTTTAAAGAATCCATAACAGACAGACCAGCAAAACCTGCAGCTGCAGAAGGTGTGCCAAAAACTTGTAAAGTTTTAGATGCCCCGCTACCTAATTTTTTTAAAAGACCTGGTTTAGGTTTATCAGTACCCTCTGAAAAATTTTCTCTGCCGTATTCTAATTCATCTTCTTGTTTTTGTTTTCGAATAGCCTCTGCAGTTTCTTTTTGTTTTTCTGTTGGTCCTTTGTAACCTTTATCAAATCTAGTATAAACATTTGATACAATAGATTTAGTATCTGCATCTGATACGCCTAATTCTTTTCTAAATTTATCTAAATATTGAATTACATCGTCTCTATCGAATATCCCAGCTCTCTGTGCGTTTAATCCTATTAAGACTTTCTTTTCAAATTCTTGATTAGTTTCTTTTCTGACCGCGTCTGAGGGTTTTGATTTAGGTTGGATTTGTGGCTCCACGTTAAACTCCTAATATACCAGCTAATCCTCCGGATGCTTTTTTGGTAGGTGGGTCTTCAGGATCTTTTTTAAGTAATTCTTTTAACTCTTCGTCACTCATTCCTTTAGGAGCATCTTTGTTAATTTTAAGATCAAAGAAACCCTCTCGTTCTAAAATCTGATCTAGATCTTTAAAAGATCCGCCTCTTCTTTCTATTTCTATTAACTCTTCAGATACGTTAGCTAAATCTCCTAACGCATCCTGTCCAAAATTTTCTCTAAACATATCTAATGGATCACCTTTTATTTCTGTAATTCCTTTTTTATTTAATATGGAACGAGCTGCTGTTCTAGTGATTCCTGTTGCCGGATCCAAAGGACCACCTCTTCTAGCAGGGTTTTTAGTCATCATGTCCATGATTTCATCTATACTCATGATTTCATCTAGATTCATTTCTGGTGAAGTTTCTTTTTTCATAAGACTCCTGATGCCTGATTCATCCATCTTCTTACCTGATTTAATATCTATAATATCAGCCGTACTGTCTATTTTTTCTATACCTTCTAATTTGCCTTCACCCATGGCTACTGCTTTTAAATTATTTTCAAACATTTTAAGTTCGGAGTCATTCATCTTTGGAACAAATGCGGCAACCTCTTTAACTTTTTCTTTTGCTAACATTAATGATGAAGTATCTTGTGCTAATTTATCTGCATCAAACATAACTTTTCTAGGATCGTTTTTAGTAGGTAATTTTTCTACGTTTGTACGAGTCCCGAATAAATTCTGCACGAATCTGGAACCATACAACTTTTTAAGTAAATCATATATAAGTTGATATTTTTTCATCTAATAATAAGTCCTTTGTTTTGGTGGCAGTTTCTCGTCCTTATAATCTTCGGGATGATCTACAAAACCACCTTGTCTAAATCTTAACACAGCTTGAGTCATAGAGTCCACAAGGTCATCGTGATCTCCGTATGGAAAAGCAGCACATTCCTCTATAACCTCCTGTGCAAATTCCATTTCTTTGGGCGCCCATATTCTCCCTGACTCAAACAGAGGAGATACCGCGTTTACCCGAGCATGCTTGTCTTGACCTTTGCTGGGTGTGAAATTTATAACAGGTATACCCATTTTTCGCAACTCATAAGTTAAAGGTAGACCAGATGCCTTAGATTCTATGATTACTGTTTCAGGGTTCCAATAACCATACTGTTCAAGAGCAATACGTCTTAATTCAGGAAACTCGTATCTACCTTTAAGAGAGTCTAATAAAATTAAATTTGTTGGACTATCCTCATTAGGTCTAAAAACTCCCCATGTTGTTATTGCAGAATAATCCGCAGTTTGTTTTTTCATGAAAGCTGTATCGTAAGATTGTATGACGTGTTCTAATTGAGGTAGTTCTTCTTGTTCCCATTCTTGCCACCATTCTCTTTTAATCAGAGCTCCTTCCTCGGAAGTAGGATTTTGCATATACTGTGCGTTCCATTTAGATAATGGAATAGAAGCTTTTACTGAATCTAAATCTTCTTTCTTCCAATATTCTGGCCATACTGGTTTATTTGAAGGTAGGATTGCAGGAAACTCTATTATTTCCCATTGGTCTGCTTTTACTTCTTTTTGAGCTGATAATAATCTGCCAGTTAAATCTTTTTCATTCCAACGAGTCATGATTAATAATATTGATCCGCCAGGTTGTAGACGTTGTCGTGGTCCTGATGTATACCATTCGAAAGTTCTTTCTAACGCTTGTGAGTTCATGGCGTCTTGTTCTGTGTGTGGGTCATCAATAATTAATAGATCTGCTCCTCTTCCTGTTATCGCCGATCCTACTCCCGCTGCATAATATTCACCGCCTTGTTCTGTTTCCCACTTACCGGCGGCTTGACTATCTTCTTTTAATCTTGTTTTAAATACGGATTGATATTCAGGTGAATCAATTAATTGTTTTGCTTTTCTACCAAATCTTACAGACAACTCTGTAGTATTTGTAGATTGTATAATCTTTAATTTAGGATTCTTACCAACCATCCATGCAGGTAAAAGATAAGAACCAAACTCAGATTTAGTATGCCTTGGTGGCATATTAATAATAAGTCTTTTAATTTTTCCATTTGCTAATTTATTAAATTTATCTGCGATCCTTTTATGATGGGACCCTTCAATAAAATCTGGCCAAACGTGTTTTACAAAAGTTAGAAAATCAGACCTTATTAGAGACTCCTTTTTCTTTTCCTCCCACTTGTTCATGTATAAAGCAAACTGCCTTTTTATGTCAGGTGGTAAGTTTTTAAAATTTTTTAATTTTTCTTTATCTAGGTTCATAGGAGTCCCACAAAGTATTTATAGCATATTTATTTGAAAAACCTAGCATAAAGGGTATGGCTCTGGGACCCCTTTGCAAAAACCCCAAAAAACTAAATTTAATTTTTCTAAAAATCCAAGGTGTTGTGGTACCTCTATTAGGACCTGCGCTGCACGAAGACGGCCCCGGAAGGCGGTGTGACGTGCAGCCGGTTGCAGGGAAGGTTAGTAGAACGCCTCCGGAAATCTTTAATCCTGACATTTTATCATTAAGCTTAGCTAAGGCCAATCAGGTTTAGCAGATCTATATTCCACCCTGCATCCCATATTATCCCATTGACATTATTTGTCAAATCATTTATTAATCAAATCAGAAAGGAAAAACACTATGGCAAAAGAACAACTACTAAGAAAATGGCAGAGGGATCATTTTATTTCAGAGTTAAATCGAAATTATGATCCCTTAATTAATGCCGCTTCGCTAAAGGTAAGAGCACTTGAAGCAGAAGCGATTGAGGTAGCGGAAAAAAATCTAGCAGATAAGATAGGGGCAACGCCCATTATTAAGGAACTAGAGGACGCTATTGAAATGGTGAAACAAAAAATGAGCAAAGCTGCTCGGTTCTTTAGGACATCGAAACAGGCCCAAAAGAAAGACGTCAACTATAAATTCAATGAAAAAAAGTTTGAATTAGATGGTTATGGGTCTAATCGAATAATGCCTGATGATTGCTGGGAACAAATAAGAGAATGGGCCGGCGATTTTGCACGGAAGCAAATTGAAAAAACTCCGGAAGGTAAAGCATTAAAGATACTAGAGGACAATAAAAGGGTATCTTATAAAGCTATCATGGAAGCAGGAAGCCCCGATAGTCTAAAGATCACCTTAAATAAAAACCTAAAAAAAGATGGCTTGAGCTGGGAACAAGAGGTCAAAGCTCTGCCTAATAATAAAGAAACATTAAATTAATGTTTGACAAGTCTGGGACAATAATATATTGTCCCAGATGAAAGAGATTATGAATATAGAAGATTTAAAAAAAGAAATAAAACAGATTGAAGATGAATCTGATTTTGTTGTTTCATGGTATGCGAAAAAATATCAGAAGACGATAAGACGAATAGGCAATTTAAAAAAAGAGGGTTGCAGAACGTGGAACGTGGGTAAAACTAAATATATGTGTTTTTGGGATGTTGTAATAAAAAGATACACAACCTGCATCAATCCAGTAATAACTTACAAAAGAAAGGTTAACTAATGAAAATAATACCAAAAGAAAAAAGACCAGGAATGATACAGGTAACAAAAAATATGTTGTTTACATTTCATGACATTCAGGAAGCCTGCATCAAGCTAGGATATGATAATCATAAAATGCTTGATGAACTAACAGGTTTTCCAAACGGAGAAGACAAATGTATTGGAATATTAGATGACAGCTGATCCCTGGTTTCAGATGGTACGTGTGACCAGAAATAATATACTCTTTGGATGCATCAAGGGTATTCTGAGACCTGGGATCAGTGGGACGGGTTCGCGACTGTACCGGTAGCGGACCACTGATCCCTGGTCCTATTACTGCTTCGGTCCCGTACGGACTTACCAAGTGGGAAGAGGACCTGGGATCAGTTGTGGTATGGCCTAGAAGGCTCGAGCATCTACAGCTGGTCAAGAGCTCGATTTGTGAGGGTGTACGGCTCTATAAACTGTGACCCCGGCTTGGATATAAATCCCCCTGGTAGCTCCAGGGGACAAGCTTCAAGCCGCAAGCCGCAAGCTTGACAATTGGAGAATATGGGATATTATAAGATTATGAATACAAAGGAAGCATTACAAATAGTTGGAGGCCTAAGCCGCCCTTCCAAAATGCCGGGTTGGTCTTATGGGTTACCTGCGAAGGAATGCAAAACCGGGGGTAAACTTCAGAAGGTTCCTGGCTCAGTATGCTTTGACTGTTACGCTCTAAAAGGTTGTTACGTTTTTAAAGTTGTGCAGGATGCACAGTATAGAAGGCTGGAAGCAATTAAATCGCCTTTATGGGTTGGAGCTATGGCAATGTTAATTAATTCTAAAAAATCTAATTACTTCAGGTGGCACGATTCGGGAGATGTACAAGACGAACAACACCTACTCAAAATTTTTGCGGTCGCAAAGTTAACGCCGCAAGTTAACCATTGGATGCCAACGCGTGAAGCTTGGATCAAAGCTTTTTTGCCTGAGTGTCCTAAAAATTTAATTATAAGATTTTCACCACCGATGGTGGGTCAGTTTAATAAGAGCTGGCCACATACATCCGCCGTAGTGGAAAATAATGCCAGTTGCCCTGCACCTAAGCAAAACAATGAATGCAGAGACTGTAGGGCTTGCTGGGATAAAAACGTCCCTTGTATTTCATATGGACAACACTGAAGCCTGGGAGGACTCTATCGCTAACTCAACGCGTGGGCGAGTTGCAGAGCCCTGGGCTTCAGTCTCAAGCCGCAAGCTTTGAAAGATACAAGCCACAAGCCTCAAGCCCCAAGCACAGAGGCTCAAGCTTCAAGCCACAAGCATCAAGCTCCTTGATTACCTTCCCCTCATAAAGTTTTACTGAGTTAAGGGAGAGGGCCTTAACTAGAATAAAAGTTTTATCTGGATGTTTCACGTGAAACGCAAACTGATGGGGAGAGAAGCGAACAGTGTTTCCTCTTGTTACTTTGAGTTCTACTGTAAAAAAGGTGCGATTAACATTATAGCCCAATAGATCAGGAGTGCCAAAAGAGACAGAGTTTTCAATCCTAGTCCACGATATATCAGTTGTAATTTTCTTAAGTTCATGCCAAAATTTTCTTTCTGGTTTCACTACTACAACTTCTTTATCACCTTTCCCATTTTAAAAGTTTCTTTCGTAACGGTAAAGACCAGCCTATGAGATTCTCTTACTCCTATTAATTTATTTTGCAATAGTTTCATGCCATCAATGTCATAAAACTCTCCGTTTGGCATTAGAACTTGGACCCGAGCCTCTTTACAAACATCTCCCTCCATGAATTTATCAGTAACTTTCTTTAACATCTTTCCGGTAAACATAGGTTGATTTATAACTTAAGTTGTATTAAATATCAAGTATGGGTTTACCAAAGAAATTAACGGAACAACAGATGAAGTTTGCCTACGAACTGGTCACTAACGAGGGCAGAAAAACAGCTACAGAATGTGCTGTCGATGCAGGTTTTAGTAAAGACTCAGCCAGACAATACGCAAGCAAATTACAAAATCCTAGTTTATATCCATTAGTTGTGCAATACATTGGAACGTTGAGAGAAGAGTGGCAGAAAAAATATGAAGTCACTTACGATAAACACATCGCAGAGCTTAGCAAGATTAGGCAAGAAGCGTTAAAAAAAGGAGCTTGGTCTGCAGCTGTGAATGCAGAGGTAGCTCGTGGAAAAGCTGCAGGTTTGTATATTGAGCAGAAGATAATACGAACTGGTAAGTTAGAAGACCTATCAACAGAAGAATTAGAAAAACGAATGAAACAAATAATCGACGATTACTCGCCAATATTGGACGGGGAATCATCAGAAGTGTTAATAGACAAAGTACGAGGCAAATCCAAAGAAAATAAATCATAACAATACTTTTTCCATTTTAGTTATACAACCTTTTGGAAATACATTTCGATCTGAAAACAACTCATCATTCTCTTCGTAACTTGCAAAGGTCCAAATATTTTTTTTATTTTGATCAAAAAGATATGCGTGTGTTATCATTATAGATGGTGTCAACCCCAAAGAATCGTGAGCGGTCGCATGGCCCGAATCGCCCGTCGGATCGACCCACGTAATTTTATAGAAGTAGTATCGCTTCTTTTTTATAACCACTGATTTATATTTTGATTTCTTGGGTGTCATGATTTATCCATAGTGTTTATATTTTGAAAACAGCATATTTGCAAACGGCAAAAAGTTTCTTTCGCGTAGGGATTTTGAGACATCTTGAGACATCTTGAGACATCTTTGAGACAACGTATTTATTAATAATACCAACGATAATAGTCCAAAGAGACATTGAGACATACTTTTCAAGTAGCTCAACACCTATACCTCTATTTCTATTTAAAAAGTCTATAGTATTCATCAACCTTCCTCAGCCAATTCCAACAATATTGTTGAAATTCCTTATCTTTTAACACAAATTCTTGAATCCCGCCTCCGTGGACGCTGATCAAGATAACTCCAGCCCCTATCTTTGTTCCATACATATCATTATGGGCCATCGCATACGCCGCCGCTTGATTAAAATAATC